CGGATAAGATTGCTCTTATCCGAACTTTTATTTTTGCGACCTATTTGATTACTAATGCTTTCATTGTGGCGGGTGTGGTAAGACATTGGAATGATAAAACAAAAGTAGAAGTTTATATTGATGGTGTAAGTTCTCAACAATATCAAACTCCACCCCCGCGAAAGGTCAATAGGACATTTGAGTTTGAGTAAAACTAAATAATCAAAAAGAATGAGTAAGATGATTACCTTTAGAGAGTTTCTGTTAGTTTGTGAGAAGAAAACATCTACACCACCTCACGCAGTTCCAGGAACTTATAAAGAAGTAGATGGTGTGAAAACTTATACTCTTGCTCCATATGAAGGACCATCTGGACCTCTTAAGACTGAAAAGAAAGTCAAGAAAGTATTAGATAAGCAAGGTGGAATTGGTGGTGGTGCTATCAAGAAAGCGAAGAAGAAAGCAGATAAGATTAAGAAGATTGGTTGATTAACTGGGCCCCTAAAAGTGCGTCTATAATGTAAGCGTTCATTCCTAAAGATGGATCACTACGACGATGTTCAAGTTGAGGAGTTTTATCCTGCTGATTTTGTTGAAGAAGTTTATGAAGAACTCTTTGATGAAAACGATGATAATAAATCCTTTCAACGCCTGATTAACTCTAACTACGACTTCTGATTATGACTCCTGACCAGTATTCTTTCAGTGGCGATGCTGTTACCTTCCTTGGTTTGGTTGGTGTTGCTTCAACGCTTCTTATTGTTGTTACTGCTTTCCGCAGGTTCTTCAATAGTCCTTACAATGTTCGTGTGACGCCTAAACAAGTGTCTAACAAAGTCTCCACCGAAACCGAAACTCCTGTATCCTGAACAAATGACTGACACTGTGAACGTCCTGCCTCATCTTAACGAACTCAAAGAGATTTGGCGTAAGCAAGATTTCACCTTTACTAAGCAACAGCAGGAAGAGTATGGTATGCTTCTTAATGCTCGCCGCGAACGTGTGAAGTATTTTTATGATAATGATTTGGTCTGTAAAATCAGTAAATCTGCCCAGGATAAACTGAAAGACGCTGACTGAAATATAAATAAACAAGAAGCGTTTATTTAACATACGATGCGTACCTTCCAGGATTTTATGTTCATTGCCGAAGCAGCTTATGATGCTGAAGTAATGAAATCATCACAAGTTAGAACACTTGGTCCTGGAGGTCGTCTTCGTCCTGAGCGTAAGAAAACAGAGGCAGAAAGAAAGAGATTTAAGTCAGTTAAAGACCCTAAGACTGGTAAGGTTACAAGAGTTCCTGCTGGTTACAAAGAAAGAAAAGATATAGGTGAACCAAAGCAAGTCTCTAAGACTGTTCAACAACCAGAACAAGAGCGTGGAAGTGCTGAAGTTAAGCAGTCATATGCTGAAAAGGTAAAAGCAGAACGCCGTGCTGCTGCTAAAGCAAGAGCAGCAGCTAAGAAAGGTGGAGAAGCAGCACCAGCAGCAAAACCATCAGCAAGAGACGCAGAAAAGCAAGCAACAAAACTCCTTTCAAAGAAAGGTCCAGCGAAGAAAGAACCATCAGGTGATAAAGAAGATCATATGATTAAAGGTTCTCTTCTTGCAAAAGGTGAGAAGAGACCTTATACAAGAGAAGAGAAGAAGAAGATTACAAGAACTGGTAAGAGACTTCAGGCAGACCTACAGAAAGGCAGAGAAAGACCAGCAAGTCATTATCAATCATCACTGACTGGGGACAAGTAACTGGGCCCCTGAAAGTGCGCCTATAGTATAAGCACGACACTTTTACAATGCTCTGGCAAGATCGTAACGGAACCTGGCACAGCACAGTTTCTCCGATTGATATGAAAATTGAAAAGGCAATGATTGAAGCAAACGCTAACAAAGTATGGGAAGAAAAAGAGCGTTCTGGTGATTTGTTGTTTGATGAACTGTTTGGTGGTTGATTATGACTGAAAAAGAACTTCAATACAAGGTGATTATCCTTGATTTATTGATTGCGATTGATAAAGATATTATTGATTGGAGAAATCATACGCATCTTTGGGATGCTATAAGAGCAGCAGATGTTGCACTTGATTTGTGGGCAGGAGATAATTTGGAACAAATAAGAAACGAAACTCACCAACAGTATCTAAATCAATGAACATTGAGATTCCCGTAAAAGTTTATGAGCGTATCGTCAAAAACCTCCAACAAGGTATTGATGTGTGTCTAAATGTTGATGGTGATTCGAATCAAACTGAGAAGTCTCCATACTATGCAAATGGATACAGTCGTGCTACAATGCAAAGTGTAATTGACGAACTTAACAACTACAAAACAATTAAGAACTGATTATTATGGCAACGTGGAGAGCTGAGTGCTGGTTGGGTTCTAGCGCAGGAAGACAAACTCTTGAGGTTGAAGCAGCAACATCTGTTGGAGCAAAGCAACAACTTGAGAGAGTATATGGAGCAGAACAAATCACTAACTTGAGAGAAGTTAGGTCTGGTGGAGGTTCTAGTATTGACTCAGAATCTGCTAGTGGATTGCTTATCTTAGGTGCGATTGGATTTGTTCTTTACTTAGTCGTAACTTACTGGTATATTGCTATTCCTGTTGCAATCATCTTATGTATTCTCATTGGTATGGGAATGAAAGACGACTGATATTGGGCCCCTGAAACTGCACCTATAGTATAACAACATTCATAATGCAAATCCAACTCCGTCCCCATCAAGAACGTGCTGTTGCTGCTATGCAAAAGCACAACAAAGGTCAAGTGATTGTTCCCACTGGTGGAGGCAAGACGCTGAAGATGATCTATGATGCTCTGCGCGAGTTGCAGTCAGAAACTCCTCAGACCATTGTTGTTGTTGCTCCTCGTATTCTGCTTGCTGAGCAACTCTCTGCAGAGTTCCTAGAGTTTATCACTAACGCTGCTGTGTTTCATATTCACAGTGGAGAAACTCATCACGAATCTTCTACTCGTCCTGGTATGATTCGTCAGTGGGTGGAGAACAATAAGTCTCGTCACAAGTTGATTATCACAACCTATCACTCCCTGTCTCGCCTTGAGCGTACTGGAGTTGATGTGGATACCATCTACTTTGACGAAGCACATAACAGCGTTCAGCGTCACTTTTTCCCTGCAACTGAGCACTTTGCTGCTAATGCACGCCGTTGCTATTTCTTTACTGCAACTCCCAAACATTCTGTGACTGTGGGTAAACCTGGGATGAATATGCCTGAGGTTTATGGTCAGGTCATCTGCAAAGTTCCTGCTCCCGAACTTGTTGAAGGTGGGTACATTGTGCCACCTAAAGTTATCGTCAAGCAACTGCCGATGGTGAAGGGTAAGCAGACCAACTTCGACCGCGATGCTGAGAATCTGCTGGAAACGATTGATGAGAACAACGTCGGTAAGATTCTGATTTGTGCTAAGGCAACCAAGCAAATTGTTTCTCTTGTGTCTGAAACTGATTTCTGTGACGAACTGGAACAGCGTGGTTATTCTTGGATGTTCATTACTGCCAAGACTGGAGCTGTGATTGATGGCAAGAAAGTCAATCGTGAAGTGTTCTTTGACACTCTCTCCGCTTGGGGTAAGGATAACTCTAAGAAGTTCGTTGTGCTACATCACAGCATCCTCGCTGAGGGTATCAATGTGAGCGGACTTGAGGCAGTGTTGTTTATGCGCAACATGGACTACATTGGCATCAGTCAAACTATCGGACGCTGCATCCGTTTGCATCACGATGATGCTAAGAAACTGCGCGATGGTGCTATTCAACCTGGAAACCTCAGTCAATATACAAAATCGTTTGGTCTGGTTTGTATTCCTGTGTATTCTCAGGTTGGTATTGCTACCGCTCGCAGTGTGCAGGCAGTTGTTGATACTGTCTTTCAGAAGGGCGAGGCAGCTGTGAGCGTGGTGAGGCGTTGAGTCTCACTGAGAACCCTGTTCCCATCAGGGGTCAAATCCTGATTTTTTTGCAATTCTACTGCAACCGACCTAGAACCCATCCATCGCAACCAAAATCACGATTTTTTTGAAAGTATAGCATTGTTACTGGACTTTTTCTCCAATCTGAACTAGAATGGCAAAGACTTCGCATGGATTCATGAACAAACCATTCCTCAAATGGGCGGGTAATAAGTATAGGGTTCTGCCTCATCTTGCTCCACATATTGGTAATCCAAAGAGGTACTGTGAACCCTTTGGTGGTAGTTTGTCTGTGGCATTGAATACACCAGCAGAGCAATATATTCTCAACGATGTGAATAAAGATTTGGTGGCAATCTATCGTAACTTGGTTAATCCAAACGATGATAGTTTTGTTGCTTATTGTGAGGAACTGTTCACTCCTGAGAATAATACTAAGGAAGCATATCTAGAATTTCGTGAACACTTTAATCGTGCAACTGATTATAAAGAGAGAGCAAGATTGTTCATTTATTTGAATCGTCATTGCTTTAATGGTCTGTCACGTTATAATAGCAAAGGGCAATTCAACGTTCCTTTTGGTAAGTATGACAAACCAACTTGTCCATCGCAAGATATGCACAACTTCCGCATGTTCTTTCTCACAAAGCAACTGGTGAGGTTTACATCACTTTCATTTGAAGATTCTTCGCTTTATGAAGACCTTGAGAGTGGTGATGTTGTGTACTTTGACCCTCCGTATGTTCCTGCATCAGATACCGCAAACTTTACAAGCTATGCAACCGATGGATTTACTCATGACCAACAAGTTCAACTAGCACAACTCGCAGAATCTCTAGCATCGAAAGGTATCAAAGTTATCGTATCAAATCATGATGTTCCCGTCACACGGGAATTATACAAGAGTGCCACAATTTATCCGATTCAAGTAACAAGAACTGTTGCTGCAAAAGGTACTAGTCGAAAGAAAGCAAATGAACTCATCGCAGTCTATTGAATGATGGAAGGATTTATAGTCGGTAAGAATGGCGAATACGCTGCCATTCCTTATAGCAACAAAGGATATATTATCATTCACAATGGGCAGCAACTTGATAAAGTTTGTAGAACGGAAGCATCAGCACGAAAGTATATTACAGACCTGAAGAAAGGTAAGAGTGTGGCACAGTTACCGATTGACTGATATTGGGCCCCTGAAAGTGCGTCTATAGTGTAAGTTGAATGGTCTCTATGCCTCGCGCTCGCAAACAACCCGCTGATGCTGTTGTTGTTGCTCCCGAAGTGAAAGTTCCTGAAGTTCTTATCACTCGTCAGCAATACATTCAAGACATTAAGGTTCGTTGGCAGATTCACCAGTATGAAGTGAACAAACTTCGTGAAGATGTGGTGAAGTTTACTCAAACTGTTTCTCCTTATGTGAAGCAGACTGTTGATTTTATCACTGAAAAGTATCAACAACTGATTGCTCGTCGTGTAGCAGTTTGAGAAACATTTGAGACACCTATAACGGTGTCTTTTTTATTATCAATGTAACTGGGCCCCTGAAACTGCGTCTATAGTATGAGCAAGAAACAAATGCAGAACAAACATATTGAACACCCTGAAGATTCTATCCTAACTGGTGATCTATCGGTTCTGGATTGGTTTACTGCTCCGTCTAAGGTTTCTGTCAAGATTGATGGAGCGCCTGCTATTGTGTGGGGTCGCAATCCTGCCAATGGTAAGTTCTTTGTGGGCACCAAATCTGTGTTCAACAAAGTTAAAATCAAAATCAATCATTCTCACGAAGAGATTGATGCAAACCATGAAGGTAAAGTAGCATCAATTCTTCACGCTTGTTTTGATAGTCTTCCCCGTACCCAATTCATCTATCAAGGTGATTTCATTGGGTTTGGTGGCGATGATACCTACCGTCCCAACACGATTACCTATAAGTTTCCTGAAGTCATTGAGCAAAGTGTAATCGTTGCACCTCACACTGAGTATATCTGTGAGGACGATCTTCGCAATGCTATCGCACAACCTACCACCAAACAGTTTGTGGATACTCTGGATGTGAAATGGGTACAACCTGAGGCGGAAATCTGTCCGCATCTGGATGATATTGAGGACTTCTGCAAGTTTGCTAAACAAATGAGCACTCTTTGTGAGTTTGTGAGTGATAAACAAGCGAAAGAACTCAAAAAAATCATCAATTCCTACATCCGTGAGGGTAAAGAGGTGGATGAGCACGAAATTGCACAAAATTACGATGTTGACATCAACCTAATGCGACTTTGGAAGTTGGTTGAATCCATCAAGATGGATTTGTTCTGCTTCATTGAGTGTGACACTGAGATTTCGTGTGAAATTGGTGGAGAATTGAGCGATCACGAAGGTTATGTGATGCACAATGATTACGGCACCTACAAGATCGTAAACCGTGAAGAGTTTAGCAGACTGAACTTTACGATTGCAAAACAGTGGTGAACTGGGCCCCTGAAAGTGCGTCTATAGTATGAGAACCACACACCGATTCCAAACATTCAAGGAAGCACTAAACTTCCTGATGAATGAGTTTCAGATGAGCAATCAGCAAGCAACTCATTTCATTTGGGACAATCAGTTCTCTATGGGAACTGACCGTGCGATTTGGATTACTGAACCCGCTAACTGAACCACAATGAACACTCTTTATCTTGTCCGCTATGAGAATGGTGGAGAACCCGAAAGTTATGTCGGTGGATTGTATGATAATCAACAAGATGCCGAAGTTCGTCTTAATGTTCTTGAGGAAGAGTATGATTATGTTTGGTATGAAGAAGTCCAACTTGGTGATCTTAAACTCTGCAATCGCTGAACCCAAAGAACAATCATCTTGGATTGATGAACTAATTAAGTGGGAAAATGCTCATCCAGAGTATAAACCATTTAAGGAAGATACTAACTCCCAACGTCAACAAAACCTCAAAGAAACCTACTGATGTCTAACTTTCTCTGCATTACTTTCGGTCCTTCTAATGATGTTGCACGAAACGGTTGGTTTAATCGTAAGCAACGATTTGATGATGTAAATGATGCAAAACAGTGTGGTCGTCGTCAACTCTCACAACCTGGAACTTTCGGATATGTTGTTATTGAAGAAGGTGAAGATTGGTGGGAAGTTGTTGATGAACTCGGTGCTCCTGCTCACGCTGTGAGTATCTCTTGCAACCGACTTGGTACATTTAAGGTAGAACCTGCCTCAGTCCTACAAATCGTTGCATAAATAAAGATGCTTAAATGTCGCATCTTTAAGTAGAGAAAGGGTGCCTAGGCACCCTTTCTTGTATAAATAATACTGCGACATTTAGGACAAGTATGAATAACTATTACACTTACGCATATTTGCGTGAGGATAAGACCCCTTATTACATTGGGAAGGGTAAAGGGAAAAGAATATATCAAAAAGGTAAAGGACAAATAAAACCACCAAGAGATAAATCTAGAATAATCTTTCTCAAACAAAACTTAACTGAAGAAGAAGCATTTAAGCACGAAATCTATATGATTGCTGTGTTTGGTAGGAAAGATTTAGGAACAGGTATTCTTCATAATAGAACTGATGGTGGCGAAGGTATTTCTGGATTAGTTCATACAGAAGAAACCAAAAGAAAGATAGGCAAAATAAAGAAGGGAAATATAAACTGTTTGGGAAGGGTTCTTTCAGAAGAAACTAAAAGAAAGATAAGTGAAGCACTTCAAGGTAGAGTTCTTACTGAAGAACATAAAAAAAATGTAGCGGAAGCTGGTAAAGGAAAAGTTATTAGTGAAGAAACTAGAAGAAAGTTAAGTGAAATACGCAAAGGAAGAATTCTCAGTGAAGAAACTAAAAGAAAGATAAGTAGAGCAATGAAAGGGAGAGTTTTATCAGAAGAACATAAAAGAAAAATAAGTGATATGTCAAAAGTGGAAAGAATAAAAAAGAGTGAGGCAATGAAAAAAACAAACCTTACTAAGTGGCAATGTAAAGTTACAGGTCACATTAGTAATGCTGGAGGACTAACTTCTTATCAAAAATCAAGGGGAATAGATATTTCACAAAGAGCGAGAATTGATTGAAACTGGGCCCTTGAAAGTGCGACTATAGTATGAACACTGAACTTTCTTTGGTTTGATTATGGATTACGAAACCAACCTCAACATTCGTCAGTATTCTGCCGATGGAACTTACCATTTCACTCTCAAAGTGACTGATGTAATGAATATGGATTACTATTATGATGGTAGTGCTCCTACTCTTGAAGATGTTATGGATTGTGTAAAAATCTTTCTGAAAAATCACCAAAACAACGATTGATTATGACCCTTCCCACTTATAGTGCCATTTCTTTTAAGTCCGAAGAAGAACATCAAGCAGCACTCTATGATGCCTGCCTGCTGATTGTGAATACTTACAATCAAACTGATATGCTGGATGGTTATGATTATGACCGTGTAACTTCGTATGATTTTATGAAGTTTGCCCGTAAAATCGTCAACAATCTCTCTGTGAAATGACTGCGACTTTCTCTAAAGAGTTCATCAACGATTTCATTGGTTATGTGATGTCTTTCTATGGTCCTGATGGCATCTACCCTATGGGCGCAAATCGTACCATAGTGCGTAAAGCAACCAACGACATTATTCGTATTTCTAAAATCAAAGGTAGAGAGTTTTGTGGTGATAGTATAGACCGCGAACTTGTGCGAGACCTTTTGATTGACAAATACAATCTGTCTGTCTGAAACTACTGGGCCCCTGAAACTGCGTCTATAGTATGAGCACAACCACAATGCAAGCACAAGCACAACAAACCATCGCAGATTCGGTGCTGAAGCATACTCAAATGCTGATTGAAGCACTGAAGCATAATTATGTTCAGTATTCTATTCGTGGACATAAGCGTTTTGTTGAGAAAGGTGATAATGCCCACTATCACATCGCTCGTATCCAAGACCTTCGTAATGGTGATTGTCCCATTGATTATGTGATTGAAACGGGTAAAAAGTATCACAAAGTTATCTTTGTTAGTGGTGGAGGTTCCCGCTCCGTTCATTGTTTCATTGACAAACAAACGGGTCAAATGTATAAATCTGCCTCTTGGAAAGCACCTGCAAAGGGTGTAAGATACGACCTGCGAGTTATCACTGACCGAGAGTATGTTCTTGAGAATTGTGATTGGTCTGGTGGTTATCTGTACGCTAAATGAGGACAACTGAAATGATTACAGAATACACATCACAACGCATTGATTTTAATGCTTGGTTGAAACAATGTCCTGTTCAGTGGGAATGTCGTTTCGGCAATCTTGGTCAAGAAGATTATGCTGT